AACCTGTATCGATCAATCTCATTAATTAAATTGTCGCGTTCCTCTTGGCTCACTGATATTCATGGGTTTGGGGTTAATCGTGAAATTAGAATCATTATAAAAAAAGATATTGAATTATTCAAAATTATTCAAAATATCAACGATTTTAAGATAGCCCAAAATGTCATCCTGGGTATCTCTTTTGCTTGGTTGGTTAAATAACCTCAAGGTTTTAAACGCCAACATCATTGTCGCTGCTTGTTGCGGCGTAATCTTAACATCCAACATACCGCCCCAGACTTGCGCTAATTGACGCATAAAACGTCTGGGGTGTCCGTATTCAAGACCCTTGGTGTGGATCAGCTCATCCACTTGGAATTTGCTGTCGATCATTACACTTCCTCGTCAAAGAGATTAGCCTCGGCTTGTCTGCGCCTGGTCAATCCTTCCAGCTCTGTCAGCTCACCATTGACTCTAGCTTTGTTCCAACGCTTGAGCTGTGTTGACACATCCTCGTATTTGCCTTCGTTTAAGCGTTTAAGCAATGTACTGTCTTTCAGGTTTGTTGGCCCTAAGTTGTAAACAAAACTAACAAGTGCTGCGTGTTGGTTTGGGTTTAAAGGCACATCGACCATATCATCGACATAGCCTTCGTATTCACGCAACTCTTTATCAAGCATAGCCGTTGCAATCTGTTCGGTAATGGTGTCGCCTTCATTAACGCCTTTGGTGTGACCAAAGCCGATGGTAAGCACATCAGCAGCATCTCGATAAGCTGCGGTTTCCAAGCCTTCAAATTCTTTTATAAGGTTGAGTCCTTTGTTGTTTATTTTCGCCATATTGGTTCCTAATAAAATAATCGCTATAACAGCGATAATAAGTTTAAGATTTAACCTGTTTAGTCTCGGTAATGATCTCTGGTGTTTCATCATCAAACCTCAACAGTTCTCTTTGTAGTGAATCGGTTAATAACTCCTGGTTCATAACCAAAGATTGACGAGTCAGATTTTTAATATGTGCCTCATCTATCTCTTGCAGTTTTTGATTAACGCCTTTGAGGTTCTCAAGGATATTGGTCTCAGCATCGTTAAGATCACTCTCAGGTATTTCAATATCCTCGCCCTTGGTGTTCCGATATTTGATAACCGGTACTATTTCCTGTTCCACTTCTCCGTTTTTTACTTTATCACTCATAGTTTTTCCTTTTATTAATTGATTGAGTTAAAAATTTCTGTGCCAACATCTTTGGCGTTTTGTTTGGCGGTATCATCCATAATGTGCATATAGCGCATGGTGGTTTGCATTGATTTATGGCCCAATAAATTACCGACCTCTTCGCCCGATACCTTTTTGCTCTTAAACGCATAAGAGGCAAAGCTGTGTCTTAGGTCGTGTAACCTTAAATCAGGACAGCCCGCCTCTTTGCGAATTGAATACCAGAGTCCTCTAGGTCGGTTAATGCCTATCAAACTGACCTGTTCACCCTTGCGTTCAAGGCTGTTAATAACCGCCTTGGCTTGTGGGTTCAAGTGGATAACTCTGGCATCATCCTTGTCATCGGTCTTGTGTTCTTTAAGAATAATTTTATCGCCGTGTAAATCGCACCAACGAGCATTGGCGATCTCTCCGCATCTGGCACCGGTATAGATTAAGAGTTTTATAAAAGCGATGGACTCACGATTTTTTGGATCGGATGATCTCGCATCCAAAGCCTTAAAGATACGCTTTAGCTCGTCTGGGGTGTAATAGCGTTTGCGTTTGGTTTCCCTGTTCTTTTTGATGCCTTTGCATACATTGTGTTCAACCAGCTCATGCTCAACAGCTATGTTAAGCACTGAGCTGATTATACCAACACAACGATTAGCGACACCTGGGGCGCGTTCTGTGATCTCATTGAACAGCTTTATAATATCCAGCCGTTTAAGGCGTTTGATATTTTTATGGCCCAAAGTCTCGGCTACATTGTTGCGCCAAGTGCGTTCCATTGAATCAACGGTCTTACGTTGTCGCCGATTCAGGTCGCAAAGGTATATGTCAAAGACATCGTTTAGTGTTTCCATGGTGTTCTCCCTGTTTTATTTTTATATTTATCCATTAAAAATTTTCTTGCGTTGCGATAATAGGTAAACAAACTCCAATAAGGCTCTCCGCGTTCCTGTTTCCCGATGTCGTTTTGGTATTTTTTATCCCTAACATAGTGTTTAAAGTCATTGGTTAATCGCATCATTTTATTTCCTCGTTTTTTCTAGAACCAGGGGTCATGTTAAGTTAAACCCCTGATCCTCAAATGAGCCATTCCTAAACGCGCAAACATTTTCTTCCTGGCTCATATTGTTATTTTTCCATCCTTATTTGTCCGGTGACTGAATCAAAATCAATCTCTCCCATTTCCCTTAAACGCTGCAACCTTGGATAAATCGCACCGCGACTTTTTCCCATTTGCACAGCAATTTGATTTTGCGTGGGTGTGTAGCCGTTTTTATCAAAAAAATTCTTTATAACTTCCAGCGTGTCCAAGGCGTTCTGCTGTTGCCTGTATTCAATCGATGTCGTCATCTTGCACCTCTTTAATTGATAGGGTTTTACTTCTAATGGTGTACGCCTCTTTAGCGGGTATCACTTTGGTTTGTTCCGGTTTAGCTTTGTAGTTCCTGGAACCCCATTTGATTTGATACTTGCCAACCGTGGCGTGTTCGTTCTCTTGCATGGCTACTTTTATGGCCTTCTCGCTGTCATCAATAATCTGTTTGGAGTTTACAATGATGCGTTTAGCAGCTTGAATGTCCTCAATCTTGCTCTCCACTTCATCGGGTAGTTCAACCAGAGAATCATAAGCCTCAGACCAAATAATATTGGCATCAAGGCTCGATTCAGGCTCATAGTAATCCTGTTCTCTAACTCGCCGATCAAAGTCGATGACCGTTTCCTCAAGCCATTTTTTAAACTCTGGGTCTCTCTCAAAGACAAAGATTCTTAAATCAGTTGATTGATACAGCACCACCACCGCACACCAATTAAGGTTGGCGCACTCCATGAGTCCTTGTGCCTGGTATTTACCGCGCCAATTAGGTAGCACATCCTCTCCATAGTCTCTAGTGGTCTTAGCCTCTAAGATGCCATCGCCAACCAACCTCAATTCCCTATCATCTGGGGTAAAAATATTTTTGGTTAAATCGGTTTTAACAATCAGTGGTTTTTTAGTGTCCAGCGAGGCGGTAGCAATCCCATCGGGTGAACCCGCAAAGGGAAGTTTTCTATGCACTAGGGGTTTATCAATATCCAATCTGGGATTGGTTAAACCAATCCTCAAACAAGCCTCTTCGAGTATCGGGTTCTCCAACACATCGCCAATTCTCATGTGAAGGGGTTGCTCTTTACTTCTGACATCCTCGAACTGACTTGCTCTTATGCAACGATCCAATATCTCGTTTTTAGAAAATCCATAGGGATATTCGGGATCAAGAATCGCAAGCGCAGAGCAAGAAAGCTGATGATCGGGTGTTACTTTACCTACCATTTAATTACCCGCCTTTGCATCATTAATGTCTTGTAATGACCAAGTGGTGATGACTCTGTTCCACTCTTTAGTTTTAAAATCAAAGTAATTGATATAGGTAAGACCGGTATTATCACCGGCGGTTATTTTCCTCTCCCATGCAATACAATCCACAGGGATTCTAAGGCTACCTTTTAATGTGGGTATATATGGGTTAATGTATTTAGGTCGCGATGATCGTTGTTGATACATGGCAATCTCCTTTCATTGAAAGCGATTGCGTGAATCCAGCTACCAAAGGGGTCAGAACAGTCTCAACAGCAGTAGTTGTAAATACTATTAAAACAGCCTTAACTACCGAACTTAACTTACTATATATTATACGCATATCTAATAGGCTAAAAAAAGGTCGTGGATTAACGCTTTCGCTAAGGGTTGTAGTTAAAAACAAGGGAAATCCCTGTTTCGATTGAAGTAAAATTGTTTTAAATGCACTCAGCAGACTACCAAGGGGTTCTCGAAGATGGTTTACCAAGGGTCGCGTCATAGCTCTTCTCGTTTCTTTTTACGATACCTAAACTCTTGTCCGGCATCTTGTATGAGGTGTTGGGCTATTGCAGTTTTCATGCTGACTCTTAATTCGGCGCGTTTGATGGACTTTAACTCATCAATTAGGTTTTTAAATATATCAATGGCGTTGTCCAAATCCTCTTTTGTCAGCATTGGAATATCTAGTCGTTTTGTTTCCCATGAAAAAAACTTTAAATAATAAATCTCTTGATCTCTTGACTCTGCAAGATGGGTTTTTGAAACTTTTTTGCTCTCCTGTCTCTTCATTGTTTGCATAATATATTTTTTTTGTTTATTAATTGTCAAGAATTTTTTACTAATATTTTTGCTTGTTTTATTTGATCTATTTTTAAAACCAGGTTTCTCACATTACTCGGATGCCAAGTTCTACCGTATCTGGATTTAATGCCCTGACTGTTTAGATCGTTGGCAATATCCTGATAGGTCTCCGCCCCACTCTTTTGAATCTTTTTAACCACAGGGCGCATACTCACAGCAAAAGCGTTGGCTCTTCTGGTGTGATCTTCCGAGGCTTTCTTGGTCGCCTCGACAAGTTTAGGATTACCAAATTTAACGCCTTGTTTCTTTAGTTTCGCCATCGCCTTTTTTGTGTTCATTGAAACCTTTTGACGATGTAGGGCCATGAGCTTACCCATGAGTTGTATGTCCACCCAATGCGCACCCCTGACATCAATCGAGGCAAATCGTAAGCCATGCTGGGTATATGCCTCAAGCATGAGAGCCACAAATTTAAGGTTGTTAATGCGTGAACCCAATTTAGCTGCAATCACATTGGCTTTTTTACGCACCGCGTATTTGATGGCTAGTTCAAGTTTAGGCATCTCATACGGGTTCGATGAACGAGGTTCTATGTATTCTTTAATGATTTGATTGGGTTTAAGTTTAGGATCAAACGCAGTAATGATTTGCTTGCGCTGATCGTCAATGTCGGTTTTGGTGCCTTCTCTAAGATAGAAAACGAATTTGCCCCTGGGTTTGACCTTGTCGTAGTCAAAGGGATCTTTGCCGTTCATTCTGTTCTCCTGTTAATAATATCTCTTATTAAAATATACACATACGATGGGTATGTCAAACAACTTGTAAACAATAATAAAACATATAGACAAATATATAAATTAAAACTACCATACGTTAAACAACTCAGTAGATGTAAATATGAAAAAACCCCTACCAAAAGCCTTATGGATTGATCCAGAGCTACACGCCCAGATCCTTTGTCTAGCGGACTTTCAGAGGCGCAGCATAAAAGCGGTGGTGGAGAAAATACTTAAAAGGGCCATTAGGGAAGAGGCAGAAAAATCTGAGAATGGTGAATAAAAACATAAAAACAGTAGGAGATTTGCGCGGTGTCAAAGAAGAGTAGAAACAAAGGCCATAACTTTGAACGTCAAGTGGCATCAGTGATGAATGAAGAGTTTTACCGACACGACCTACCCATAAAACTTAAACGAGACTTGGCTCAATACCAAGAGAGTGATCGCGGTGATCTTCTGGGTTTAGATGGGTTCACCATAGAGTGCAAACGCTACGCTAAAGGCAACCGACCCTTAACCGCCTGGTGGGATCAAGTGGTTAATGCAGCGGGCAAGACTATTCCCCTACTCGTCTATAAATTTGACCGACAACCCATCGAGGCTCAGTTTCCGGTAATGCTGTTTGCCACCGATGGCGACCATGATGACTACCTGAATGATTACCACGCAAGGATGAATTTTGATGACTTCCTGTACTTATTAATTTGTTATTTAAAGGCAAGATCGTGAGTGATAGCGGTGAGTTTACAGATTTTTTGGATTTTATGGAATGGATGTATGAGATGTATGAAATTGACTGCAACAGAAACAACAAGGAACCGATCAGCTTTGTCGATTATCGAGACACTCGGTTTTTTTGGTTGGTGGATCAGTTTAAAGAACAAAAGGAGTTGGTGCATTGAATGTACGAGTCTTTGATATTTGTTCCGGTATTGGCGGGTTCTCACTTGGGCTTCATGCCACAGGCGGATTTGAAACGGTTGCCTTTTGTGAAACCGATGAGTTTTGCAGAGATATTCTCACCAGGAGATTTCCGAGCATACCGGTATATGGAGATTTAAAAGAGTTAGCCAATGACGAAGAAACAATCAGATCTATTCCCGACCACGACCTCATCTGCGGTGGAATCCCCTGTCAGCCCTTCAGTGTCGCGGGTCGAAAAAAAGGAACGCAAGACGACCGACACCTCTGGCCGTCAATGCTTGAAATTATTAAACAGAAAAAACCCACTTATACCCTTGTCGAAAATGTTGGTGGGTTCGTCAACGTGGCACTCGACCTTGTGTGTTTTGACTTGGAAGCCGAAGGTTACGCCACACAATCGTTTATTATTCCAGCTTGCAGTGTCCAAGCACCCCATCGAAGAGATCGAGTCTGGATCATCGGAAGGAAAGAAGATGTTGCCGACCCCAACAACTCAGGAGTTCGAGCATAAAGACATGGAATTGACACATACAAACAGAAGAAAAACAAAAGATGGAAAAGGCAGCCACAGTCTCAACTTGGCAGATACGGTCAGAATGTGGCCGACACCAAGAGTCAGCGACACCGAGGGCGGTGTGGTGAAGAATGTCGAGCTGAAAGATGGCAACTTCAGTCGCACCAATAAGAAAGGTGTCAGATGGGGTGTAAAGTTAAAAGATGCGGTGAGTCATGTTGAGAAACAAAAAAATATGTTTCCCACTCCAAGCTCAAGAGATTGGAAAGGTGGGCATGGAACGATTGTCAATGAAGATGGTAAATATTACAGGGTTTCTAATACCACAGGCACAAAATGGGGCGCAAGACTAGATGCACAAATCGAAAAAATGGAATCAGAAAAACAAGAGATGTTGCCAACACCGACAGCGAGGGATTGGAAGTCGGGGAAAGCGAGCGAAAAGACGCATCAACGGAACTCCAGGCCATTGAACGAGAAGGTGATCCGAGATCACAAAACAGGTTCACTCAACCCCGATTGGGTGGAATGGCTGATGGGTTATGGTCAGGGTTATACCGATCCCGATAATAAAGACAAATTCACTTTGGATTCTCACCAGGGCTTTCCCAACGAGCCTGACATAGCAAGAGTCACGACAGAGAATCAATATCGCAAAGACAGATTAAAGGCATTGGGTAATTCCATCGTGCCACAGATTGCATACCACATTGGTTTAGCAATATTGGAACAGGAAAAGACATGAACCCAAATTTTAACGACTTCGTAAGAGGATTGATGGTCGCACTGATTGTGTCGGTCATCGTTTTAATAATACTAATGAATAATTAAGGAGAAGAATATGAGTTTATTAGGCTTGAATGATAGTGCGGATAACAAATCGTTTATCCGATTTATGCCATCTTTAAATGGATGGTTTGTAGGTACCGATGAGGAAGTGGATATTAAACACATCCTAATCGATCCTGGTTCGGTTAAAACCGGCTGGGGCAGAATCCAACTAGGGGCTGCGCCGGACTGGTCTTGGGATGATGCTGTCGGACAGCGCGGTATTCGCCCAGGAGAGAGCGAGGAAGAAAAATTTGAATACAAACGCGGTTTTAGTGTTGATATGTTCGGTCAGGAGATTGGCCTTAGAACGTGGTCAACGACAACCACCGGTAGCAACATCGGGTTTGAAAAGCTCTATGAGGAGATCCACGCACAAATGGGTGAGCAAGACGGTAAATACCCTGTGGTGGAATACAGCGGCTCAGAGGCAATTAAAGTGGGCAAAGGTAATACCAGAGTGCCACAGTTTAAAATTGTCAAATGGGTTGCCTCGGATGAGTTTGATAGCAACGAACCCAATGGAGTGTACGAGGAACCACAAATAACCCCCCAAGACGACAACACAGAAGAAATTCCTTTTTAATGTCGTCAAACATGGCTAGGGGCGGGTTTTGTTCTCCTACATCTGCCCCGCCCCTAGACCATTAGGAATTTTATGATTGAAATAAGCCAATACAGCAAAGAGATAGCTATCGCCTTATTGGGCGAGGAGAACAAGCGTCTAAGTAAAGCTAATGAGCTGAGATACGGCAATAATGGCTCGCTGAGTGTTGATTTGGTTAAAGGCACTTGGTTTGACCATGAAACAGATGAAGGTGGTGGCATGGTCAGTTTAATTAAAAAACATCACGGCGAGGATGTGAGTCAGTTTTTAAGATCCATCGGGGTTGAGGATTTAAAGCCGGTGGTGATTAATGGCGGCGATAGTAAGCCGGTTAAGTCTTACACCAATACCGAAATGCACGACATGGCGAAGGATGCCGAACTGGTGTCGCGCTACTCAGAGGACTTCTGCGTAATGCGCTTTAAGGGTAAGGTGATTAGACCGTTTAGCCGCTTACCAGATGGTACATGGCGAATGAAACGCC